ACTATCGCTAACATCTAAGTTTGTTGTAGAAACAGTGGTGGTAGTTCCGGATACAGTAAGATTTCCGCTAAGAGTTAAGTCAGCAGCAGAAAGGTTACCGCTGAAAGAAGCGGAGTTACCGTCGGCAGCTAAGGAACCAGCTTGAGTTTGCAGAGCAGAGATGTCGCTGTCGTTGCTGCTGATAGCAGAAGTGTTAGCGGATACGCTGGACTGCAAAGAAGAGATGTCACTATCATTCGAAGAAACGTTCGATTGAAGAGTGGAGATGTCAGACTGAGCAGTTGAAACGTCAGATTGCAAAGAAGCGATGTCCGAGTCATTGCTGCTTACGTTAGATTGTAAGGTAGAAATGTCGGAGTCGTTAGAAGCAACAGCGTCAGCAACAGTTTTAAGTTGGCTATCAAGAGCTTCGTCAGCAGCTTTAAGGCTGGCTACAGAACCGAGATAGTTGGTGGAACCGTTAGCACTGTAAGCACCGTTAGCACCAAGACCAGCACCAGCTTGAGTAGCGTCAAGTTCTGTTTGCAGACCGGAAGCAGTCGAAGATACTGAATCAACGTATGCTTTGGTAGCGGCGTGAAGGGAATCAGTTGGAGCACCGCTGAGGGTCAAAGCCCCAGTCATTGTTCCACCTGCGAGGGCAAGCTTCTTATCAAGCTCTACTTTTGTTTTTTGACCCAACTGGGTAAGCAAACTAGACATAATATATATACTTTCTGTTTGAGGTTAATTTGTGTGAATAAAGAGTATAAGCTAGGCTAATAGGTGTCAAGCATCCGCAATTAGAATGTCTCCAGCTTCCGTAAGTAACGAATTACCAAGCTCATCCGTAATGTGTATAGCTTGTGGTATAGCAGTTCCTAGACTACTTATTAACCACTGAGTTCCGTTATCTATTGCTAAACAAGGACTTCCACCATCACCATCTGATACATAAACAACTCGACCAGCAGTACCACTAGACGGTAAACTAGAAGCCGTATACGATCCTATTTGTAACAGTTGGGATATAGTAAGGTCACCGCTAACTGTACCGCCTGATGTATTTAACTTGTTATCAAGCTTGGCTTTAACCTTCTGACCTAACTGTGTTAATAAACTGCTCATCTCTCGTTACGGTGTATTTAATCCATCTATAAAGTCTTGGTAATCACCAACTTCCTCCTCGTGTGCGTCTAAGAAGTACGGCAAATCATTCCAGGCATCTGTCCCGTTTCCGATCTTCATCCTGTTACGGGTACTGTCCAATTCAAGACCGATCTCCCCTTCTAAAAGCACGGGGTTGCTGGACGCCCAGTTGCTGGGGGTATCCCTTCTAAGTTGTATTCTTTTACTAAATGTAGCCATTTGTTATGCTCCTCCTCCATTGTAAACATCTAAGTTATCACTAGCAGTTGCTCCTAAACCGTCAATCTGTGGGTCACTTAACGCAGCGTTACCTCCAACCAATCCGATAATGTCAGGGTCAGATGTAATAGAATCTGTTATCTCTTTAGCTGCCGCTGTTGTAGCTATTGCTTCTGCCACTCCTTTACTAGCAACATTACCAAGTGTCCGATATTGAGCAGACAGTGGATGAGGTCGAACTACAGGACGTAACGGCATATCAGCACTTCCACCTACGCAACGCCAACGCTTTACGAGTAGGACGACCTTTACTATCTTTCATTGGTCCCTTCACTCCAGACATCCTAGCACAGAAGGAACGCTTACGTGGACCACCGCCAGGCTGAGGAGCTTTTAAGTTAGACCCTGTAGCACGATTGTATTTACGTCTTCCCTTTGCAGTGAGTCCACCTTTACGGCTTTTCTCACCTCTACCTATGGACAACGATACAGCCACCTTACTTCTTTTTCGGAAACCCACGCTTCATGTTAGCGTAAGCCTTTGGCGATATAGTAGACTTCTTCTTACTACGGCTGATACCGAGTTTCTTTCTTCTGTTAATGTTTGCGTATAATCCCTTTGGCATATCTATCGTTTCATTAGCAGCTCCATCATACGATCAAGCTTAGTGTTTATCTCTTTAATATTTGTTTCAAGACCACCCATACGGTTCTCAACAGCAGTGTCTCGTTCCCGTTGTGCAGCCAGTTCCACTTCAATCTTAGTCAAACGCTTCTCATCACTATCCAACCGATCTGTCAGCTTTTTAATCATCCATCCAATAACACCAAGAATAATAGCAAGGGCAGAGTCGAGGAAGTGTGAGAGGGTTTCGGTCATAACAGATTAAAACGCTGAAATAGCAACTCTTCTCCAAGCTCCTCCACCACCCGCATGAACATACAAGTAACTACCATCAGTAGAAAATTGATGCCTTGATCCGTTGGTTGATGAGTTTGACGGCTTTGTATGAACGGGTTGAAAACCTGTAAGCGATAATACAGCACCGTTATTAATTGCTGCGTGTTGGTCTTTTATTATCAAGCGGTTTGCATTGTTTCCTGTATTTTCCGCACCGCAGAACCTATTGTCCGTAAAGAACACTTCCGTAATATTAGATGGTGGCCCCGGATCGTCCATAAGGACTGTAACAGGATATTCGATTGTCCCGCTAAATGTTGCATCATAACTTAAAAAAGTATTACCGGTAACGCTTATATTTTTAAAACTAGGAAAGTTAGTACCACTGTTACTACCGTAATTACTCGATCCACTTTTAATCCACACCAGTACACCTAATAACCAATTCTTTAAAACATTATCCTTAAAGGTAACCCCGTCTAACACTGTTGCGGTGTCTCCCATACCAGATGTAGTGGTAACAGAATTTTTATCTGAAGGAGTGATAAGAACGCATCTTTCATCTGCTGAGATAGCACTTCTTTCAAAATAGTTACCTTCAATGGAAGCTGACCCCCCTGTATTTATTTCTATTAACTGTGTAGCTTGCGCATAAAACGAGTTATTGGAGATCAGAGCGTGACTAAGAAACTGAACATATATAGCCCTTCCTCCACCAAAAGTACCGTTTATTGTATTTCCTTCTATAACAACATCTGTTGATACTTGACTAACTAGTATTCCAGTTTCAGTACTGTCGCACACTATTCTGTTATTTACGATACGAGCACCCGGCGAATAAGTATTAAGGGTGATTGCTCGTCCTCCTCCTACATCTTCAATAAAACAGTTTTCAACAACTAGGTTTCGACTGTTCATAGAATAAACACCGAATGAACCCGCCGCTATATAAGAGTTACATATTTTTAAGTTCTTAACGGCAGATGTAGGGAAAGCCGTAGAGTTACGAGTAAAACTGCTTACATCAACATAATTAGATGCATATCCTGTGGCTGTCGCTCCGTTCAACCATATCCCCCGTGTTGTACTGTAAGAAGTTTTACCTATGACTTTAACATTATCAATTAATCCGTGATCCGTCCCATGTTCTAAATATATACCACCATTACTTACATTGTTAAAAATACAGTCCTTAATAGTATAGTGTTGATAACCCCTCACTCGGATATAATTTCGATTGTCAACTGTTGCTGAATCCAACTGATTAAATAAACCTCCAATAATTTTCAAACCGCTATACACAACCGTGTCTGAAGTTGCTCCGCAATCAAAACAAAAAGTAGGACCCGCATTCACAATCTCAGCACCTTCTAACTCGATATGTACATTATTAGCGGTGATGTTGATTGCAGAGGCTAAACGATATGTGCCTTTCGGGAAGTAGACTGCTGTGGACGCATTAATAGCGTTTTGTACTGAAGTAGACACGCTGGTAACTGAACTGTAATCATTGTTACGGACAGCGTTAATTTCAGCTGTTGTTAGATAGTCCAATACGTTAACGAAATCAGCAAACCGATCCTCCAAGCTTCTAGCGGTCGTTGAACCTGTTGCCGTAATCTCGTTTTTAGCCGTTTCAATACCACCAGCCGTAGTTCCATCGTGCAATACCAATGCGTTCTTATCGGTGTCTACTGTCAGCTCACCTTGTGCTCCTGTAAAAAGTCCGTGTTGTGCGGTTGTTCCTCTTCGTAATTGTACTTGTATGTTACTCATAGTTATTAAGTTTTGTTTAAGCTACGGAGCCGTAATCGTAAAATGAATCAGTCACACCCACGATACTACCGTAATCATAATCACTGGGTATTTCAGAAAAAGCACTACGGTATCCACGCTCAACGATAACAATGTCAGCCGAGAGTGCAGGAGCCGTTGTGAATCTTATAAGATTTGTACCTCCTACTATAGCATAGTCTTCAGGGTCTTGTACTAAACCGTTAACAGTTACTAAGTAAGAAGATGAATTACTGTGGTTAGCAGCAAAAGATAAAATAAAGTCTGTCTCAGAACCTGTGCCTGTGTGGCGGGAAACTCCGGGTGTTGCTCCTGTTCCTAATGTCGCTTCGTCTATTGAATTAGAAACATACGACCTAGATGATACATCTGACGGACTGAGTGATTCACCTATATTCGTCAGACGGTGGTTGTTCATATCAACATTAGCTGATAAGTTACTGCCGTCAAAGTGGTCGAGTCCTAATGCATCAATATAAGCACGATCTGCAAAGTCTTGAGTATCAACGTAGCTTTTTGTAACAGCGTCTTGTGCATCCGTTGGGTCACTTAGGTCTGTTATCTTAGCACCGTCTGCATCGTAGTGGTCAGTACCTTTCTTTGTTAACTGTTCACCGCCAGCACCTTCCGCAGCTTCTTGCGACAGATAATAGTTGTGAAGATACGCACGATCTAACTCTGATTCTGTCAGTACCGATCCGTTAACAAAGTTTACCAGTGGATCAACAGTTGAACTATTACGAACAATACGTACTGCATTACCTACAGCCACACTGCTGCTCGGTATTACTATTTTGTTAGGGGATGTAGAAATCGTGTAAGCAGAAGGAGCTAACAGAGAACCTTGTACATATACATCTATTAGAGCTACTCCGTTGTTGTCCGACAGATACGGAAAGGAGAAAGAAAAGCCATTAGCAACTTGATTAGATGTCGCTGTGTAGTCTACATAGGTGTTTGCCATGATAATATATTATTAATTATTGAGTGAGAAGAGCAAGTCCTTAGTCATTAACTCTTTGCATTTGAGGGTTGCTTTCTAGTAAATCCATAAGGTCTAAATCTAACAACTCACCTCTACCCGGTATAACTCTAAGAGCTTCAACTGGAGATATAGGTCTCTGTTCAAGGAATTGTAATTGTTTTTCACGATTTACAGCTTCTAGTAGGTTCTCATCATCTTTGTTTACAAATGTTTCTAATAACTGATCGTCGCTTAGTATCTCTTGTTTTACGTCCCTGTAGTAATCATTAATTAACTTACTCAATCTATTTAATCCTTTATTGGTGTAAGCTAATGTATTCTCGTCGTATTCTTGGGTTGTATAATCGTCCTCCCAATTACCGTCTTCTCTGATTAAATATAACACAGCTTCCTTGATAGTCATACCTGTATCTTTGTTTATGTAGTTTTTTAATCTATCAGCAAATACAGTTTCTAAATGTAGACCGTCATCGTTTCTCCAATCAACCATAGTAAGATTAGAAGTAATCGTAGCGGGTAGTTTATTGGGTAATTGCTTAGTAAGACCATCGCTCGCTATTACAGCTCGTAAGTCTGCT